AAATTGCCTTTTGCATCATAGATGCTGGTATCTTGTGTGGCCATAGAAAAGTCCTGTTACAGTATTTATTACTGACAGGACTTATCTAGTTAGGCTTTCCCATATTCCGTACTTCTCGTACTTAGCCCATTCGGGTCCTTTAAACGTTAACTCAAGCTCTCGATGCCGCAGCTGATATTCTAGGGTACGAATTTCCTTAACTGCACTGGGCTTTCTGTGCAATTTTGTGGACGTTAACAGTTGTATTCTGTTTTGTGTCCACTCAATTTCACTATGAAGCCTAGATAAGAATAGCTGGTTAGTGTTAGGCGGTTCTAAGTAAAACGACATCTTCACTGATCCGACCAGTAAGTTTAGTTTCTGTTGCTTTGATATCGTCTAGGAACTTGCGTAACTGGATTTTACCTGCTTTAGCAAACTCTTTCAGCTTCTCGTCCGGTTTACGTAGAGTCTTGCTGGTCGATTTGTCTGTGTCGAAGCCTTCAATGCTAGTACCTTTGATGCTGAGCTGCTTATATGCTGCTGCCACGTATTTTCCCAGCTTTCGGGTCTTGGTGTTATAGACCCAGAGTTCACTTGCGCCAATAATGTCTGCAGGATTGATCGAGACAATCTTAAGCCCTGGATCAGTTTTTGCATACTTGAGTTTTGCCACCAGCTTTTCTTTGCTAGGAGCTTTCTTGACTCGAGCTTTCTTAGTTGCTTTTTTAACACCGCGGTACTGGTCAACTGCTGAGAGGAGGTCGTTGATCCAAGCGATAATTCGTTTGAAGTCAGTGGCTTTAAGATAGCTGTAGCCTTCTCGTACCTGCTCGTCTTTCTTTGACTGTGCAAGTTCAAGCTCCTCTTTCCGCTTGCAAAATAGTCCTTCATATTTTCCTAACTGGCTTTGCACCACATTGTTAGCAGTAAGCCAGTCATATGGCTTAAACTTTTCTGCTTTGTTTGCAACCACATCGTCAAACATGCCTTCAAGTTCACCGAGCAGCTCACTGGTTTTTTCGTTTAGACGGTCTTGGATAGTGGGCACGTATGCTTTTGGAGCATCCGATTCGGCCACTGCTTCAACTTCGGGCTCTGCTGTACTAATAGCTTCACGGATGGCTTCCTTGAGAAAGCTAACGTGACGTGGCTTTAGAGGCATGCCTTGTTTATGCGCCATTACCAAGCTGCATGCAGTCATGCTCAACGAACGATCACTGCTGCGAACAAATGCTTTAACTTCGTCTTTGGTAAATTCATTCTCTGGTTTTTGTACCCATGCTACTACATGTTTCTTACAATCCTTTTGACTGTAATGATAGTTGTAGTAGTAAAAGCTGCGACGAAGATGATGATCAAAAGTTGCGTCATCAAACTGTAGAGCTTCTTCAGTATTCCATTCTGGTTCTCCGCCGGTGTACTTTTCATCAGCGAAGGCAACCCGCTTCTCGCGGGGTGCTTTGGTTTTAATCTTAATACCGGCTACAGTAGCCATAATATTCCTTAATAAAGTGGTAGATGCCCAGTCACCGCGTTAATTTTATCTTCACGATCTGGGCCAACTCCTACAGCAGTCAAGGTTTTTACACCATTGAACTCTGTTAGTCCTGCATCCTCAATGATTGAGCAGATGAGTCCTGCATCCTTAGCTGCATTATACACATCTATCAATTCTTGTTCACTATTTACATAAACACAAATCTTCTTAAATCTTCCAGTTACCCACGGCTCTAAGCGAGCATCATTTAAGTCAAGAGTTAATTTGTTACCATCCCGTGTCATTTGCCCTAAAATTGCACCCATTGATGCATGTGCGCCTTGTGCAACTAACTTGCCCTTACGCATATTTAGGTCCTTACGCATTACAATGACTTGTTTGTGTTCCATTAAATGCGGCGCTTCTTCCAAGTGTACTCTGACCCATCTGGCAGCACACCTTCTTTGATATCGTCAACGCCCATTTTACCAACTTGGTTTGGGTTTTCAGTTGCAATAACAACAAACGAGCCGCCTGCATCACGGGCATCTTTGGCCACGTTTAATGCTTCGCCTAACTCAGTGCGAAACAAACTGTGCTCTTGTCCTGTTTTATCTGTCCAATATATTTTATGCATCTTTATGCCTGTTCGAATTTTGGGTTACCCCAGAGTTTACGCTCAACTGCAATTGATAGCAAGCGTTCTTTTTTCCATGCGTCAATTTCCCACGGGCGATCAAAATACTTGTCAGTGTTCTTTTCTCCACGCCAGTAATATGTAGCAAAGCCGTATTCGTCTGTTTCGATACGAAGTTGGCCTAACACAAACTGTTTTACATGCACCATTTCGTGTGCAATCACTTCAACCATTTTAGTTGCAGTGAGTGCAGAATCCAAAAACATCACATAGCCACCATCTGCATGCGGTTGAACAGCACCATTGTACCCACCGTTTTTAGCAAGCCCAGGGCGAACGCAAACGTCAAGTTCAAAGTTACGTTTATCCAACTTGAGTTCTTTTGCAAGAATCCAAATCACTTGTTGGATAAATTCACGTTTAACTTTGCTGCGGAAGTGTACTTGTGTGTTCATGTGTTTATTATAGCACCATTTTGGACTATACGTACATCAGACACGCAATTAGCATGTGTTGATCAAAAACTGTAATACTTTCAGTAAACTTTACTTCAAGTTCTTGATATCTTGTTGTAAATTTACCACGTTTTCGGCATTCAACCATTTCGTTATCCATCTCAGTCCAGTACTTACGCATCACATTGTAGAACTTCCACATTGTGCTTTTAGTGCGGATATCCGTTAAACGCTGCAATTCAGCAAAACAACGCTCGTACTTAGCTCGATTTTGGTAGTGTGTGAGTGGCATCGCTGGATTGTACATAAAAACGGATTAAACGTCAAACCATAAATACTGCATTAGGGACGAAACATGGCTAGATTAAGTCTTTGGAAAGACGGCAGACACAGCAACGATTACAAATTTTTAGATAGACGTATATCTGAAATGTACACCATCGGCGGAACTGGGATTCTGCTGCACAAATACTTGGGCCCAGTTGAGCAAACTGGCAGTGACGATGCTACTAAGCCAGTATATACAAATCAAAGTGAAATGAACATCCAGGATTTGTTGTTCTTGGAAAACCGTGATCGCAAGTACGATTCAGATGTGTACACCATGCGTGGCATTTATCAAGTGTCAGACAATACGTTTGACTTGAGCCAATTCGGATTGTTCCTTCAAACTGGAACACTGTTCATGACGTTTCACTTAAACGACATGATAGACACAATCGGACGCAAGATCATCAACGGTGACGTACTTGAACTACAGCACTTGATTGACTATAACCCACTGGACGTAGAATTGCCCGTTGCATTAAAGCGTTTCTTTGTTTGTAGCGATGCTCAATTTGCCAGCGAAGGATTTACCCCAACATGGTTCCCTCACTTGTGGCGTGTAAAGTTAAACCCATTAACAGATAGCCAAGAGTACAAAGACATTTTGAATACTATCAAAGCAGGTAACAATACCAATTCAAGCATTGCCGATGTGTTAAGCACTATCAGCAAGTACCAAAACATCAATGATGCAATTATTGCCCAAGCCGAAGTTGCTGTACCGCAAAGCGGATACGACACCAGTGGCATATACATTAAGAGCAGCACATTGCCTGACGGTACAGAAACTACTCCAGAAAACAAAGTACAAGGTTACTTAACTGGCGATGGCAAAGGTCCAAACAGCGTTCCTGTTGCAGCCGGCATTAATTTTCCAACACATCCAGACACAGGCGAATACTTCCTACGTGTTGACTATGTACCAAATCGTTTGTTCCGCTTTGACGGCAAGCGTTGGATCAAGATCGAAGATGCTGTACGCACTAACTTAACCAATGGTGCAGCAGATAACCAAACATTACGTAGCAGCTTTGTTAACGATACCAGCACCTACACTGACAACAGTGGCGGTACCCATACTACATTGCAGGGTCTAAGCAAGATCCTAAGACCAACGGCGGATAACTAATGGCTCAACAATTCTTTTATGACGGGCAAATCCGTCGATTTCTAACTCAGTTCATTCGCATGATGAGTAACTTCCAAGTGGAGTTTGGCAAGGACCGTAATGGTAACGTGACCCTACAACGTGTGCCTGTGTACTACGGCGATGCTAGCAGACAAGCTGCAACCATCCTTCGTGGCAACAGTGAAAGCTCGTTAAACGCTGTACCTGCTATGGCTGTTTATATCAATGGCTTAACATATGACCAAACTCGTGTGCAGGAGCCATTCCATGTTAGTAAACTAAACTTACGCCAAAAGAGCTACGATCCAAACACTGGTGAGTATGGTACAACACAAGATACCGCATACACGGTTGAACGTCTAATGCCTGTACCATATAAGCTAACGCTTAAGATGGACATTTGGACCAGCAACACTGAACAAAAATTACAACTACTTGAGCAAATACTAGTATTGTTTAATCCTAGTATGGAAATACAAAGCACCGACAACTACATTGACTGGACCAGTCTAACAGTTGTTACTCGCACCGACATTAACTGGTCTAGTCGCAGCGTACCAGCAGGCGGCGAAGAACCAATTGATATTTGTACAATGACTTTTGAGATTCCAATTTGGATTAGCGGCCCTGCTAAAGTTAAACAGCTTGGTGTTATCCAAAAGGTTGTTACAAGTATTTTTGATGCCAACGGCAACATCAACGAAGATTCATTGTTAGAAAGCAACTTGCTGGCACGTAAGATGTTGACGCCAATGGGCTACGGTGTGGTCTATGTTGGCAATACTCTAAAATTAATCAAAGCATCTGAGATCGTTAACGGTGATGAAAAGATTGGTACGCCGGATGATTGGCACAATCTAATTGGTGTGTACGGCCAGTTACGTGATGGCACAAGCCAGATTAGACTTGAGCTAGCAGCCGAGTACGATGAAACTACTGGTACTACAAGTCGCAACGAAATCATTGGCACCGTTGCATTCCACCCTTCAGATCCTACTGTAATGTTGTTTACTGTGGACACTGATACCTTGCCAGCAAACACTCTTGCACCCATTAATGCTATTATCAATCCTCAATCGGTTGCAGTAGACAGTGGCATCACTACTCCAGCAAGTGGATCACGTTATCTTATCTTAGATAGCATTGGATCTGATGTAGCTGTGTGGGGCGGGTTATCTGCTAACGCAAACGATATTATTGAATACAACGGATCCTCATGGTCCGTTGTACTTGACAGTGCTAGCCATTCTCAGTTAGAATACGTAACTAACTTAACTACCACCGTTCAATACAAATGGTCAAACGGTGCGTGGACTAAGAGTGTTGAAGGTGTATATCGAGAAGGCGAATGGTCAATCATACTGTAGGCGTAGGCGTACTATTTTATAGTCAACAAACCAAAAGATACTTGTTCTTGCTGCGTAATGGCAATAAGCACAACGGGCATTGGGGGTTAGTTGGCGGTAAAGTAGAAGCCAACGAAACAGCTATGCAAGCATTGACTAGAGAGATAATGGAAGAGATTGGCGCTGTTACTTACAGCAAAGTTATTCCACTAGAACACTTCACTAGTGATAACTCACACTTTGAATATCACACATACATTATACCTGTGCCCAATGAGTTTGTGCCAACTCTCAATCACGAGCATCGCGGCTATGCTTGGACGCACATAGAAGATCACCCGAAGCCATTGCATCCGGGTGTCTGGAGAACTTTTAACTTTGCCAGCGTACTGGACAAAATTAAAACGTTAGAAGGTATTTTATAAATCGGCTTCCAAGACAAATTGGTTGTAGTTAATTTGTCTAAAGTTTGAAGCATACTTCCATGCTTCCGGAATTCTATATGATGCTTCGGGCATCACTCTCACAAAGTCAACATCTGGGTATGCTGTAAACACTTCAAGCATTGAACGTACCCAATACTCTTCAGAATAGATCTGAGCAGGATAGCCTGGTGTGCCTTCATATAAGTTATAGCTGGCAGTAGGATCGTCGATACCATCAAATCCTAACAAGAAAATTTTCTTATGCTCGTCAAATGCTGCTAGGTATGCAGCAACAGCACCAGCATTAAACGGCGGATCTTGAGGTACGTTATGAACTTGGTTTCCAACTACTCT